TATTAGATGTTTGATTGGTCGTTCAGTATTGACACAACTAAAACTAACAACACTTAATACCTTATTTGATTTGTTATCAATGATGGGATTAAAGAGTGGTCAACATTATAACTTCAACGGTCAGAGTAATGTCTTGACATTCTATAACAAATCAGAGATTATATTTAAGGACTTAGCATACAACCCATCAGATCAGAACTATGATTCTTTAGGTTCGTTGGAGATATCAGCAGCCTTCATTGATGAAGCTGCACAGATAACATCACTAGCATTCAGTATAGTTAAATCCCGTATACGTTATAAATTAAATGAATATAATCTAACACCAAAGGTATTGATGACCTGTAACCCATCTAACAATTGGATTAAGAAGGACTTCTATCTACCATTCATACAGGAAAGATTGGAACCGAACAAAGTATTCATCCCAAGTTTACCAATGGACAACCCATTTCTACCACCATCATACATAGAAATGTTAAAAGAGTTACCACCTCAACAAAGAAGAAGATTATTGGAAGGGGATTGGGATTATTTAGAAGAGAGTGATAGTTTATTTAATTTTGAATATATATCAAATTCAGTATTTAAATTAGAACCAAATCCAAAAGATAAGAAGATATTAACATTGGACGTAGCAAGGTTTGGTGATGACAGGTCAGTGGCGTTTGTTTGGATAGGTCTAGTGGTTGTATCTTGTCACGTGTATAAGAAACTATCAACCACAGAATTATATACCGAAATTCAGGACATAATGAGATCACACGGAATACACCCACAGAATGTTATTGTGGATAGTGATGGTGTTGGTGGAGGTATCAGTGATTTACTTAGAGCTACAAACTTTGTGAATAACTCATCACCATTATACGGACAGAACTTTACCAATCTTAAATCCCAATGTTATGTGAAACTAGCGGATATGTTTAAGGAAGGTAATATAAGTTTGAACATATTAGAACCATCAATAGTAGATGATTTAACACAGGAACTATTGTCGGTGAAATTAAAAGATATGGATAAAGATAATAAGGTTGCAGTACAATCAAAAGATGAAATGAAAAGAATACTTGGGAAGTCTCCCGATTTATCAGATAGTCTAATGATGAGAATGTTACCAGAAATAAAAACACAAAGGACCACAGGTCGTTATGCGTTAGCAACATTTTAATATGAAAGAAGTTAAATTTGAATTAGAAGAAGTTGAATATGTATTACCTCAATTTATTAATATTGAGAACTATGTAAAGATATTCAAGATTAAAGAAGTATTCTCAGATGAGTACTTTGCAGCAAAACTATTAAACATTCTAACAGGAGCACCAGTGGAAAAACTACTTGAGGCACCATACAATGAAATAGATTTCTTGGCTAACTATGCAATGTCAATGTTTCCACAAGAGGTTCCAAAGTTTGAGGATAAGTTTGAGTTGGGTGGTGTTCGTTATGGATTCATTCCAAGTTGGAAGAAGTTATCCTTTGCTGAGTACGCTGACTTAGATACTTTAATGACAAAGAAAGGTGATGAGATATTAGATTATGTCCACATCATAATGGCTATTATGTATAGACCAATTGTAGATGAGATAAGTGAATTCAACTTTAAGATTGAGAAATACAATCAAGATAGTTTAGAGGAACGAGCGGAACTATTTAAGAAGAAACTAAATGTTAAGTACTTCATAGGGGCTCAGTTTTTTTTTATCAAGTTCGCAAAGAAGTACTCAGATCTTACCCTTCAGTCTTTGAATACTCCGATGACCCTGAAATCCAAAATAAAATTCTTATGGAAGAACAGGACAATGATAAGAACCCTTCTTTTGAGAAAAGATTCGGATGGTTTGCTATCATCAACAGAGTTACTCTTGATGACATATCAAAACACGAAGAAACCTTCGGGAAGTCGTTGGTTGAGATTCTTAATCAACTTACCTACCTTATTCAAAAGGACCAAGAAATAGAAAGACATAGAAAGAAAGCAATGGGTCAAATTTCATAATACAAAATAAAAGAATTTATATTTTATAATATATGGTTAATTTCAAACAAATAGTTCAGGATTTATCGGGGATAGCTTACTATCACCCACAGATAAACTCGTTTGGATTTGGGGACATTACTCAAATAACAATGGATGTTGAGTCAAAGATGGAACCTAACTACACGAAGATGTATGTAATCCCTGGAGCTGTTAACCTAAACCAGAATGTATTACAATATACATTTTCCATTATTATATTAGACCAAATCAATGATGACTTATCCAATCAACGTGACGTAATGTCCGATACATTGGAGATAGCCAAGGATGTATTCACAATCCTATACCAATCATATACAGCAGAGTTCGGTGGTTTTACATTGGACTATGACCCATTATGGGGACCAAGCGTTACACCATTCTTAGAGAAATACGAAACAGTATTAGGTGGATGGACACTTAACATAACAATAGAACAACCATTTGATTATAATGAATGTGTTCTTCCATTTGAAGGATTAGTATTACCTACATCTACCAATCTAGTAAACTATAAACAAGTTATAGAAGATTTGGAGGAAATGGCTATACACCACTTACAAATCAATTCATTTGGGTTTGGTAACGTTGAACAATTAACAAATGATATCATTACCAATGAGGCACCTTTGTATCCTCGTATGTATGTTATCCCAAATGACACCGTACTTGACCAAAATCAATTAACATATAATTTCCAAATCATAGTTGCAGACATATTGGAACAAGATTATTCTAACCAAAGAGATGTACTAAATGATACTTTAGAGATAATTAAAGATATATTCACTCGACTATACTTGAGTGATTATGAATCAGAGTGGGGTGCTAGTGTTGAACCATTCCTTGAAAGATATGAAGATGTACTTGCAGGATGGACGATGACTCTTCAAATAACACAACCATTTGATTATAACAGATGTGACCTTCCTGAAAGACCATTCGTAAATAAGAAATGGTATGAACTGGCTGAATTATGGAAAGACGTTAATAAAGATTGGAAAAACGTATAAAATAAAAATATTTAAGATAAATTATGGGACAATTAACAAATCTATATGTATCGGAATCCTATCAGGGATTACTAAAATTAACAGATTCAACAACAGGATTAACACCTACCCTTCAATCAGTTCAAGACGGTTTGGGTGGGAATAGTCCGTTACAAATAAGTCAGACTCAGATAAACATCTCAGGTTCATTAACTGTGAATGGAATACCTGTTACAACTGTGAACACAGGTTCTTTTGTAACCACATCATCATTCAACTCATACACATCAAGTAATGATAGTAGAGTTTCTAGTTTAGAAATCAATTCAGGTTCTCAACAATTAGAAATAAATCAGAAGTTAAACACTAGTTCCTTCAACTCATACACATCAAGTAATGATAGTAAAGTTAATTCACTTATCGCTAGCACTGGTTCTTATGCTACTACTTCATCGCTTACTTCGCTATCGCAAAGTATAGCAATAACTGACTTAGCTCAGAACAATAGACTAACTTCAATTGAGGGTATTACTGGTTCATTAGCAACCACATCGTCTCTTACAAGTTTATCATCAAGTATAGCTGTAACTGACTTAGCTCAGAACAATAGATTATCTTCATTGGAAACCAATTCAGGTTCTCAACAATTAGAAATAAATCAGAAGTTAAACACTAGCTCCTTCAATTCTTATACAAGTAGTAATGATGGTAAGGTCAACTCATTGATTAATGCAACAGGTAGTTACGCAACAACAGGTTCAAATGTATTTCAAGGTTCACAAACAATATCAGGAAGTTTAATTGTTACAGGTTCAATCACAGCATTGTCTGCATCAATTACTTACCTACAAACAGTATATCAAACATCATCAATTATATTCTCAAGTGGTTCAAACATATTGGGAGATGAAGCGGGTGATACGCAGACATTAAATGGTTTGGTTAATATACCATTGGGTAATTTAAATGTTACAGGTGCAACAACATCATCATTAGGTTTCTTTGGTAACTTACAAGGAACAGCATCATTTGCAACTAATGCATTAAGTGCATCACATTCTGTAAACTCAAATAGTTCTATATCATCAAGTTTTGCACAGACAGCTATTAGTTCAAGTCAAGCAGCTAATGCGGTAAGTGCATCACAAGCACAGAATGCCGTAAGTGCATCACAATCAACTAACACAATTTCATCGTCATTTGCACAAACATCAATTAGTTCAAGTCAATCAGCAAATGCGATAAGTTCATCATATGCAACCAACGCATTATCCGCATCATATGCACCAACAGTATTACCAGCAGGATTGGTATCAGG